CTCGGATATGCGGCTTGTTCTGCGATCGTTTCAATTGAACTATTGAGCGATCGTACTTCCGCCAAGAGCGAAGGGTCCGATCCAACACCTGTTGAGGGTAACTGAAATCCAATCTGTCCGATACCTCCAAGCATTGCTGCTGTTTGCTGAGCGGTTAGCACCCATCCCGATCGACTGGGCATAATCAGTTCTGGACCCTCTTCGCCCACTAGGTAAGGTTGACCCGAAGTAACTGAGCCGCCATCGCGACGCGCCTTGAGGCTTGGTAATCCGCCGAGTTTATCTGAAGCCTCGTCTGCCCCTTTGGTCAGATTCTGTAGCGCTTCAATGATATCTACACCAGCGCCTTGAGCTTTACGGATCGTTGCATCAACGTCAAACTGGCTAACGTTTTCAAGCTGTTTTGCTAGGGCAGAAATCCCGGCAAATCCGTTGTCCTCAGCCTTGGCAGCTAAAAACGTTGTGGTGTTTTCGTCGAGTAATCCATTTGTAAGCTGTCTGAGAAGCGCAATCTGCTGATCCTCTTTGGTTTGACTGTTGGCAAGGATTTGCGAGAAGGCTTGACCCGCTCGATCGTATTGCCCAATCTGTTCGCCGGATAAACTGAACGATCGTTTCACAGAACCGCCGCTGAGTATTTGCTTCTGTTGCTCTCGCTGCTGACGCTCTTGCGCGGCTTGCTGGTCGATCGCTAATTGCTCACGAGTCTTCTTGTTGATTTCGGCTTGACTCTCGATCGCTTTTTCGCTCAAACCTTGAAGCTTACGTTTTAAATCCAACTGTTGCCGTAACGCTTGAATTTCCTGTTGAGATTTGCCCTCAGCTTCCGCTTTTTTAACTGCGGCTTCTGCCTCTAAGACAGCAATTTCGGCTTGAATCTTTGCGATTTCAAGTTCATTGGATTTGATTTTTTCAGTGAGGTCTAACTGCGCGAGTTTCTGCTGATATTGTTGTTCCAGCAGCGCGTTCTGTTCGACAAAAATCTTGGCTTGAATTTCGGCAGCATCTACGGAATTGCCCGCAGCCTGAGCGTCTTCAAGCGCAAAGTTTAAGCGTTGTAATCGTAAATTCGCGATCGCGCTTTCTAATCCCTGCTGTGCGGTCAACAAATTGCTTTGCTGCTGCAACAAGCCATTTACGTTACCGAGGCTTGAAGCTTGGGCTTCGAGCGATAATTTCGCTCCTTGAAGTTCGACTTCAATCGATCGAACTCTCTCGGCAGTAACCGCTTGAATCTTCGCTTTCTCGGCATCTAATCGACGTAAATTCAACTGAGAAATTTCATTAATCAGTTGTGTTTCTTTTTGATATGCTGCGTCTCTTGCCGCTTTATTCGGCTTCTCTAGAGCCTGAATCTGCGCTAGCGCATTCTTCTTTGCTTCAAGCTCACTGTTAATTCCCTCGGATTGAATCTGGGCAATTTCTCGCTGAGTGTCGCGCTCGATTTCGGCTCTGTCAATTCCTGGGCTTTGTAATGCCGCGAGTTCGGCTTCTTTCAGTGCCGTAATTCGAGTATCTTGAGATCTCTTAATCGCATTCTCAACTTTCTGATTTGCCTTAAGAACGGTTTCAACTTCGCGATCGTAAGCGGCTTTTTGAATGTCTTCGCGTCGTTTCAAGACCTCGGCAATCTTGGCATTAATTGCCTCTCTTCCGTCTGAATCGGTTTCAGAAAGTTTTGCGAGCTGGTCTTGCAATTGCTTGAGTTCAGCATCATTTTTCGCCAGGTCAATTGCAAGTAGTTCACGGTTATATTCTTGGGTCGAAATCTTGCCTTGCGCTTGACGGGTTTCAAGAATCGCTTTTTGAGCGTCGAATTTTTTTAACTCGCGATCGCGCGATCTTTGATCCGCTTCTGCTTGGACTTTTGCAAGTTCACCTTGAAGTTTCTTCTCTTCGGTCACTGCTTTTCGTTGTTGGTCGGCATTTCCGGTTTCTTGCAGCGCTCTCGCAGCTTCAATTCGCTTTTGAATCTCCTGAATTTTCAAGTCCGTCAATTGGCGATCGGCTTCTGCCTCTGAGATATTACCTGCGATCTGATTTGCTTCGATTTGGGCTTGACCTGCTTGAAGTGTGGCGATTTCGTCATCGACCTGATTTTTACGAGATGCGACGATCTCTTGTTGGGCTTTCTGTTGAGTGCCAACCTCAGCTTTTGCATTGTTTTGAACAAAGCTGAGACGCTTCTCTGCCTCTTCTTGGGTGATTTGACCAAGCTCTAGCTGCTGTTGAGTCAGTTCTACAATGTCTTGAAAAGCCTGCTTCAGTTGTGGACCTTCTAATCCTGCCTCGGCGACTCGCATTGCGCCGTCTGCCTTGTTCTTGAGTTGGGTATAGGAGTCTCCCAAATTCTGGGCTTCTTTTCCTTGGATACTCAGCGCGTTCTTCGCTTTATCGCTCGACTCTGCTGCTTTTTTGCCCGCCTCTTCTGCGGCTTTGGCAGCTTCTCGCGCTTTATCTTGGGGATCTTGGGCGAGTTTGCCTAGCTCGTTTAGTAGCTTACTGACAATCTTGCCGATCGGGGAATTCGCGATTTTCTCATTTAGTTGCGCTAGCTGACTCAGAAAGAATTGAACCAGATTCCCGCCTGCATCCTGAATCGGCTTGAGTGTTGCAAGTAGCTCTTGAAGCTTCTGTACGATGGGCGCGATCGCATTTCCTCCGATAATGGCAAGGTTTTCGACGATATTGCCAAGCGTGTTGATTACGTTAATGACTTGGGTTACCCCCCCGATAATCCCTCTTTGAAGTGCGACCCAAATCGCTAAGACTGGACCAATCACCTTTCCGACGCGATCAATCGCATCAATAATTAACTCGATCGCGGCTTTGCTCATCTGAGCGCCACTGCTTAAGTATTCGGGCAATTGCTGAATCACACCGCCAAAGCTCTGCCCTAAGCTTTGGAGAAGCTGTAGAGCTTGGTCGGATAGGTCTTGGAAAAAGGCGAAAATCGCGTCTTTATTGCTCTTTAGCTCTACCGCGAGGGTTTGCAGCCCTGCAACAGTTGGCTCTAGAAACGGCTTTCCTGCTTCACGTCCAAGTTGCTGAAGAAAGTCGAGAACGATCGAGCTTTGCCCCGCAATACTTTGACTGGCAATAGCGTTGCCAGCAACGAATACGTTCAGCTTTTCGTTAAGGACATCAACAAGTATCCCCTGCTGTTTGTATTGCTCAATCTGGGCTGAGGAGAGTTGCAGAGTTTTGGCGATCTGGGAGTTATCAAGTTCCTGTCCCGTTAAGATCGCTCGGATTTCCGAAGACACTTGATCCGCAGACAGTCCCACGACTTTGAACGCTGCTGCAAAACCTGTTGTTAGTGCAGTTGCAGACTGAATTGGGTCAGAGAATTTTTTCGACTGTCCGATAAGCTCGGTTGCGTTTGATAGCGTTGCGTCAAAGAACCGATTAACCTGTTGAGATGTCACGCCGACAAGATTGTCCGTATCTTTCTCAATTTGTTTGAGCGCTGCCTCAATCTCAGCGCGAGTCGCCTTAATTTTCTCGGTTGGGTCAGTAACCTCAACTCCGCCACGCGAGATTCGCGTAGCAGAAGCAAGGTTGGTCTGACTCCTCAACATCTGAGCGTTTAGTTCCTCGTTCGCCCCGATTAGAAAGTCGTAGGCAGGCTTAGCAGCAGCAGCAAGGCTTTGAACAGACGTGATAACGTTATTGAACTGAAAGGCTAAACCTGCCACACCACTGACTAAAGTGTTGTTTTGTCCGATGGACTGCGAAGCTGTTGCCTGATACTTTCTAACAGCACTTTCCAGCCCTTGGATTTGGTCAACGGTTAACCCAAGCCGACCTGCTAGCGCTAAAAATGTCGTCTGCGCGTCGGCTCCAACGGCTTGTAGTTGCCGAAACGCCCGCACTGCTTCTTCGGTTTGATCGGCAGTTAGTCCCAGTTCTTGAGAAAGTCTTTTTGCTGCTTGATAGTTCGTGCCGAGCGCTTGAGCGAGTCGTTCAATTCCAGGTGATTCTTTGGCGGTTTTTTGAATCGCGGCTTGAATCGCCAAGACTTCTTGTATAGTCTTGGAATTTCCACTTGAGACAAATTCTAGAGGAATGCGGACGGTCATGGAGTGATCGTTGAGTCAATCGCTCTATTATGCTCGAATCCTTTCAAATCAGTCGGCGTGACTGATTCACTCGTTGATAATCAGTAAGCTTGCATCTTTCAAGGCAGGATCATCGCTCTTGACATAGGCTTGGTCTATCACAGCTTCTCGCGTTTTCCACTCCATATCTCCACTGTCAAATCGAATCCTGACCATCCGTTGCCCGTTGCGGTTCTCATTTCCACCCACGATCGTTGCGAACGGCTTGGCACAGTCAGAATCTAAATGAAGCCTCACGCCTGTCCATACCATACCAATAGCAGAGACGCATTTTTCATTCTTTTGAGCGGGTGCGGGTTTTGCGATCGTGGGTTCTTTGTCGCCGACCAGCATTGAGAGGATTGAGATCGCTAAAATCTGCAATACAAGCAGACCGATTCCAGCGCCAATAAGGGCGTTTCGATTTTTGAGTTGTTCGGGCAGCTTCATCCGAAAGATTTGAATTCGTCAGCTTCAGAATGCCCAGAACTAGGAAGCGTTAATCGCTCTCAGAACGTCTTCTCTCGACGGTCTGCCGACTGTTCGCTTCGATCGCTTCGGCTTACCGTTTTTACCCACGTCCGATAGTCGCTCTCGTTCTTCAAGAATTTCCCCTGCGAGGTGAGCCGGAAGGGTCGAAACAGCCGCGATCGCATCGGAAATTCCAGCTTGCAGAGATAAAGCGGCAATAATGTCGGTCAGTGAAAGTGGAGAACCTTTCGCTTGAGATTGGCTCTGCTTCGGCAGATTGAGTTCGACGAGCCAGCCTGGTTTGTATTCTTGGGTTTCCTCATCAAGTCGGTGAAATAAAAAAACTTCAACCATTCCGAGCGTGACCCAATCAGGATCGATGCCATTCAAAACCAAACATCGATCGACGTAATGGCGAAACTTTTTATCCCGTTCATAAAGCGCCTGCCAAGACTCTCCTGAGTCAACTGTTTTCAGCAGGGTTTCAATTTGCTTGAGCCTGTCAAAGAACTCGAATCGCCCTGCGATAGAACAGCCAAAAACCGCCCTGACAATGCCAGCGCGGTCTTCAAATTCAGCCGTAGGAGCAAAGCTAATCCATTCCATCAAGCTGCCAATGGCGTGAGAATAAACGGCAATGGATTATTGGTCGTCGGAACGAGTTCGTACTGGATCTCAACCTGGGTGACATCAGACGGGTTAAACGACGGGATCGCTGCCTTTGTTGCCTTGGGAATATAGAGCTTAGCCTGACCCGTTTCAGAATCCCCGTAAGTAATCCCTGAGAAGCTGAGTTCATCCAAAAAGGACGGAGTTTCACTCACCCCGATCGCTTCAATTCCTGAGTGCGTTTTGAATAGTCGATAGAGAATCTTTGCTCCTGCCAAACTTGCCGGAAAAACCAGCTTGCTATCGTCAGTATTGACCTGGAATTGCCCTGCCGCAGGTGCGCCTGTAACTCGGTCTAATGGTCGAGCCTTGCCCCACGCGCCATCTCTACGAAGAGTTGCCCAGACCGCAGTGCTTGAAATATCAGGGTCTGTGATTTCGTAGGGAACAGAAGTCGGAACTGTTGCTTCTTTACGCTCAGGTAAAGCTAAATTGGTCGCAACAGTCGCCAACTGCCCAAAGGCAAACTGCAAGACTTGCCAGGTAATCGCCTCGATCGTCACGGTCATCGTGTAGGTTTCCTGTCCAGTCGCAGTTCCGGCTGTGACAAGCTTTCCGTTTACAAATTTGTTCGCTCGACGAAGCTCAGTATTCCCTTCAATGCTGATTTGCATTGGCTCAATATCGAGCAGTGTGTTGTTGACTAAGAAATCGGGATATCCCCACCCGGTTAGGATTGCCATTTGCGTTGCTCCTGCTATTGCTGAAAGGGATTAGGTTTGTGGGGTTTCAGAAACTTTGGATCGTTTCGTTTCTTTTGTTTCGATTGGAGCGATCGCTCCAGCATCAAACAAAACTTTTGCGTCTTCCTCTTCGAGTTCGACTTCTTGCCCAATCAGTAAATCCCCTGTTGGGGTTGTGATTTGACGGGTGACTTGGTATTTCTTCATCGCTTTTTTTGATAAGGGACAGGGAGCGTGAAATTCGCTGAATACAGCCAGAAGCCTTGCCCGAATTCAACGAACCCACCAGTCGTTTGATAAAGCCATTGCCCGCCGTTAGCGGAGACGGGATGAAAGCCTGTTAAGGCATCACGGATTAAATCAAGCAAATCGAGTAGCCTCGGATTGGACTGCTTGCGACCTCGTAAATCTCGAATCTGGACATAGACCCCGAACTGCAATTCTCGCTCTTGGATAATGGGAGAACTAAAACTGCGGGTCGATGGCGGGGAAAGGGACTCACGACCGAAGCCGACAATAATGCGATCGCACGGCGGACGCTGCAATTCATCTCCTGACTCTGGAAATAGAATCACCTTTAGCTTTTCAGGCTCTTGCAAGCCGTAAAGCTGTTCTGCGACTTCTTGCTCGATCGATTTGAGCATCAACATCAGAACAACCCCGCTAAGCGATCGTTATTCCAGGTTGGCTGACTTACCTCAAAGTTAATCGAGCCTGACTTCTCAGCCTCGGTGATTCCCGGTGTTGTGTCTCCGAGTACGTCCTCTTTAGTGAATTCCTTGAGCCATGCAAACGCATCATCCGCCTTTTTGCGAACCTCTTCGGTTGACCCGTCGAGCAGGTTACGAGCAAGATTTGCCGCATGAATCTCTAGGGTCTGATTCAGATGCGGCGGTACATTAGTTAAGGGCAACTTGTACCGACGCATCAGCCAGCCGTTGATAATTCCGGTTGCCCCGTCGATCGCAGACTGAAGCCGATTCAAATTGATTTGAGTGGCAGTCGCGTCTCGAAGATTAGTCGCTTCGATTAGCTCTTGCTCCTCAAACAGTTGGATCATCTTGTCTGCGGTGACGTAGTTCATTCAGCTTCCTTTGTTTTGCGGGTCGTTTTCTTGGGTTCAGGCTCCAAATCAGCCGGGGTGGTCGGCGCGATCGCTTTTACTGCTAAGAGTGGCGCGGCTTCGTCGGCACTTAGGTCGATCGACGAGCCAGCTTCATAGTCAGTTTCGTCATGCCTTACCTTGAGAAGGACTAAATAACTCAGTTTTTCCATTAACTCACCACCGTTGATAGCAAGTAACCCGAATCAATTCCGGTCGTTTGATGCTCCCGCTCAAACTTGATTTTGTAGAACCACGAATCATGGAACTCATCCCAGAACGGGTTTGTAATCGCCGGGTTGTTCCGCAGAACATAGGTGTAGAACTTCGAGGGCTGCGTTAGACGATCGATTTGCCCGTTTGCGCTGTAGGGCAATTCTCCGGATCTCAGTGCGATCGGGTTGACATATGCCAAGATGAAATACTTGCCCCAAATGAAATCGGTCGCTCCGTCCGGCTTTTCCCAGACCGCCTCGCCCGTCAGGTAACGTCCTTCACGAGGCAAGCCGAAATACTCCTTCAGCATGTTGTCGGTGATCGATGCTGAATTGGTTTGATGGAACTGATTGCGAACATCGGGATTCATCGCCAATGCGTCGGTAACATCTGGTCCCGTCAAAATCAAGTTCGGGCGGCGACCGCAACGCCGAGCAACATCACTCATTGCGTCTCGAACTAATAAGCCGGGGCGAGATGCGGGATCGTCAAAGCGACTGGTTCCCGACAATGCAGCGGTGAGTCCGCCATAGTTTGCGGGATTAGTCGCCATCTCCATCTGCTCGATTTCGATGTTGATCGCCTCAGCATTCGAGAGTGAGTTTTGAGCAATTCGCCCTAATGAAATACTCGATCTCTCGGCTTCCTCTTGAAACTCGATCGGGACTTTGTACAGCAACCCTTTGTTCTTCAGGTTGTACGATCCGTCTTCATAGCCGGATTCGATGATGTTGAATGCTCCACCGGGGGCGCGATCGTCGTTGTATCGAGCAAAGACAGATTTATCAAACTTGACAATCTTTCCAGTGCGATCGGGAACCTGCGCCATTGGCGACAGGTATTTTCCGACAAATTCGGCATTAGTATAGCCGTTCGCAAGCGATGTTAAAACGCGGTTGTCACCCGCACGAACATCTCTTACGTTCATTCCAGATACTACAGGCACAGGGGTTCTCCTTACGGGTAGGGATCAAAATCAGTCAGACTGACCGATTTAGTTGGGGATAAGAATGACTGCGATTTCATCGCCTGCCGCGATCGCGGTTTGACCAGGGAATAGTCGCGCGACGACGGGACCAGTCGTAAATGGCACTGCACGTCCTTGCGCGTCTGTTTGCAGTCGCGTTTCCGTTCCGTTGATAACGGCTCCTGCGGTCACGGTTGCGACTCCAAGATGAGCCACAGCAGCGTTTTCACCTGGGGTTACGCCGAAGTCGGCAACTCCGATCGTGTTTTGGTTTGCAGTAGCCTGAGTTGCGGCGTAGTTCACAAAGCGTTTCTTTGTAATGTTGCCTGCGGCTCGAAGGCTAAATGTGACTGGGCTTTGCTTAAATCCGGGCATGTTGGGAGACTCCTAATTTTGGTCGTTGAAATTACTCGACTTCTTCGGACTGCATGAGCAGATCGAGAGCCTCACCGTATTCCAAGTTCTTGTCTGCCATGATCTTGCGAACTTTGCGATCGACCCTGACGGATTCCGCGTCGAATGAGCCAAGTCCAGCCTTTTCAGTAAACTCAGTCGGAGCATCGCCCATTCCTGTCCTCATTGGGGCGCTACTGTAAAGCTCTTTGCGGGCAGATAGACTATCGAGGAACTGTTGGCGCGGCGTTTTCTTGACGGTGCTTTCGCCTTCAGTAAAGTCGATCTCACTGTCGTTTGACATTGCCAAAGCAAGCTCGATCGTCTGTTGCTTCTCG